CCGATAAGCGCCAGCAGCGCCAGCGGGGCAACCACTTTCAACCAAGCTGGAATGACGAGGCTCATGCAGCTGCAGTCCCGATCAGGATTGCCTGCTGCCCAGGGCTTCCGGTGAATAATGCCGCCTCAGCAGCTCGCCGACGAATCAGGCCTTTCATCACCTTCCCGGCCGCCTTGTTCCAACGCGAGAACTGCGCCGCCGCGTTGCCCATCTCACCGGCATTAACCATCCGCAGCAGCGTGGAGGTTTTAAGGTTTCCGAGGCCCACGTTAAACGAGAAGCTCACCAGCGCATCGAACTGACCCTGATTAACCTGGCGGTCCAGTAGCGCCAGCACGCCGAACTCAAAGCGCTGCAGATCCGCGTCCAGTAATTCCTCGGCCTTTGCCTGAGTGATGATCTGCCCCGCTTTCACATCCGGCCCGGTGTGGCCCCAGCCATTCGTCCACGGCGCGCCGCCGGTAGCCGGATCAGGGTATGATTTCAGGCTCAGTGACTCGAAGTGCTTAAGCACAATTTTCCCGTTATCGGAAATTTTCATGATTTTTACCCCGGCTTATTCTGATGGTGAAGAGCTGCATGATGTTGCCGCGCGTCTTCAGGACGGCGGCACAGAAGATGGTTTTCAGGAGTAAGTCCGACCAGTCAGCGCTGACGTGGTAGCCATACAGAACCCGGATGGGCACAGAAGCACAGATGACCATCAGCGCCAATGCCAGCCAGCTGGCGGCTGGCTTGTGAGTTGCGCCATCGCGCCGGAAGGTAAAGAGCCGGACAACAATCACGCCGCAGAGCGCAGCATTCAGGATCTGGAGAAGGTCATAACTTGTCATCGTTACTGCCTCGTTTCAGAAGCGCCTGCGGATCTGCTGACCGGCCATACAGGTACATCAGGAGCCTGACCGCCACCACTGACGTTATCAGCGCCGACCCTGCGTATGCTGAGTTGGTTTCGACAGCACCAGGGGATACCCCTGTCCAGTTCGTCATGATGGCAATCACCATGCTGGCTGCCGGGCGGTAGAAGAGAATTCCGGCGATGAAGCTGACCAGCGTGAGTACAAGGCGCTTTTTAATGGGGTATTCCTGAGCTGCGGTAATGAAGATAACCGCCCCGGTAAAAGCCCCCAGGACCACTTCTGCGGGCAGGCCGTAAAAGTAACTGAGCCATGCGACACCGCTAAGAGTGGTGATCCCGCTGGTTGCTGATAACGGTTCAGGCATCGTGGCCACCTGCGTTCATAGAGCCATCCTCATGGTAGTGAATGAACACATGATACACAATATTCATATATGGATAATGGTAATTTTTAAGACAATGCCTTATAGCGAATCTTTCTTGTTGTTGTTGTCTGTTTCTTTTCAAAAACTGAAAGTAGTGATAATATTTCTTTAATATTTTGTGAAGGAATTATAATGATAGACTATTTAATTATCCCTATGTGCGCGTCGTTGTACTTAGGAATTATGTATTACTTAGCAAATAAGACTAATTTAGGAAGTGATTTAATTACTAATCATAAGTTTGAAAACATAGAAGGGCTTAGAGGCTTAGCCGCCATGCTAGTGATTTTTCATCACTCAATATTGGCAAATGAAAATGCACTGAGCGGTAGTTGGAAATTCCCACAAATCGAAAAAATGGGTAATAGTATCTGGATTGAAGGGTTTTATCATAACTCAGGACCAGTTGGTGTTGTTGTATTTTTTATGATAACTGGTTTTTTATTCTCAAATAAACTCATCACAAGTAAAGGTGAGGTTAATTATCTCGACTTCTACAAAAAAAGAATAATCAGAGTTGCCCCGCTTTATTACTTTAGTGTAATGATAGTATTCCTAATATCTATTTTCATGCCGCTAAATTACCCGTCTGGATTTTTAGATGGTGTAAGAAAATTCTTCGGATGGCTAACATTTTACTTTATTGGCTATGAGGGTTTCACTACTTCATTTCCTTACAGCCGACTTAATGCTGGAGTTTTTTGGACATTAGCTGTAGAGTGGAAATTCTACTTCATAATACCATTCCTGGGCATCTTCGCACGCACGTTAAAACAATCATTCATTTTCTTTGTTGTTGCGGCAATGCTAACTATAATACTTAACAACGCCTCCCTCATTAAGAACATGGAAAGCGCTATTATTATTTCATTTTTAATTGGCCTTCTAGCATCTATTTTAAATAAATTTGATTACTTACATAAAATTATGAGATCTTGGCATTTATCTGTAGTGCCTGTATTATGTATGTTTTTTATAATATTATCACCCACGGGGGTTTATAATAATGTTAGTGTTTCTATACTTGGAGTTGCGTTTATTCTTATAAGCTGCGGAAATAATGTTTTTGGTTTAATGTCATCACGCGCATTAAAGTCAGCCGGGGTTATAAGCTATAGCGTTTATCTTCTTCATGGAATAATTTTGAATATGCTGAATTATTTCCTTGCGGAAGAACTTAGCCGTTCTTTAATAAACATTACAGCAGTCATAGCCATACCGTTAACTTGTACTGCAAGTTACTTGTTTATAGAAAAGCCTTTCATGACAAAAAAGCAATAATAATATTTCAGCCAGATCGACAATCGCCGATCTGGCTGGAATTCTTACTTAAACACCCACGCCTCCGCAATAAGTCTTTCATTGCCATCTGAAGGTTTGTTTATAACGCTTCCGTTATACCATATTGTAGAGCTCCCACCTCCATCAAGATTGAATGCCGTTACGCATCCTTGAGAAAGAAGATAATTAGCAAGCTCTAGTGTTGTACAGCCCGCACTATCGGCGTTTCTGCCATCTACTACAATGATATGAAATACACCAGCGGCAGTCTGCCCTATGGCTGTTCTCGGATTTGGTGTGGCGTCATGAGTGAAGGGACTTATGGAACCTCCAATTATCAAAGGTATATTAAAGAAAGCACTTTGCCAAATGTAATCATTTAACTGAGGAAGTATAAAATCATTAATATTCAATTGATTTTGAGGCATGTAGCGAACGTGCATATACCCATCCCTCCTAATAACACACCCAGTATGAACGTCAAGGATTGTGCTTTTTTCAGGGTATGAAGTTGGCATGCCGTTAACAAATGAATCTTGCATGCGTCCATTTGCAAGAGAGGGTGATGCGTTGATTGCGAGCTTCGCACCGCTTACGGATGAAACCCACGAGCTTAGAGGTTTTTTTTCTTTTTCTGTGGAATAAACGCTTTGGAAATTATCCATATTATTATTCAATGATACTGTAAAATGATATACCTTTCCATGCAGAGAAGATATAACAGCCCCATTTACAACAGGTGTAATGTTACTCAAGCTGGTACTGTGCGTAACGTTGCCATCTATAACTGAAGATGAGTTTTCATTAGTAACAGCAACTGCTCCCGGTGGTGCGATTATTCTTTGATTTCCATCGATTCTGGCTGCAAAACTTGAAGGTCCGTTATAAACCCGACCTACTGTATTGTTAGCATTTGTGGTAATAAAAGTCTCGCGCCCAATTGTATGGGCATAACCAGCCATAATTGAAATTCCCTTTGTTCCATTGTAATAAATATTACCATCCATGAGCCCCCTTCCTGGCTCACCCCTTGCCTTGGAAGAAGGGTTTTTGGTTATCTGAATATGATTTTCCTGGAAAGCCAGAGCATAACTTTTATTTCCGGTAAAAACCCAACCAGAGCAATTTACCAGATTGGACACTGGTGACGTTGATCCATTGAGTGTGTTATTGCTAAATATCACATCATGAGTGCCAACAGCATTAAGTGGCATATTACCACTTATATGGTTGCCCGTAACCACACCGCCACTACAATTATAAAGAGCCAATACTCTACTACCATTACCCCATAAGCAATCCAATGTATTGTTTATAATCTTGAAACTATTGATCACTCCAATTTCATCTGATCCACTAAAAACAATTGCATTGACAGCGCAAGACTTAAAGTCATTGTTATCTATTAAAATATCATATGTAGTGTAAGAATAGGAAGGTGAAATTACTATGGCTGCGTTTGATGGTCCTTGACCATTGCAATTTCTTATTTTCACTCCAGATACATCTCTTAACGAGATGAAGTTTACGGTATTTCTGCTGGTGTTATCGAATTTCACATCACTTATCTCTATACCATAACAACGATTTCCACCATTGTGTATTATAGATCCACCAGTGAACGTCAGAAAAGATAATGAAATATTATAAATTGAAGATGCACTTGAGTCATAAAGAATATTTACATTATCCCCAAATGTTACACCATTAATTTTTATATTCGACTTCCTAATTAAAATGTTTTTCTGCGTCAAATCTAATGAGTTTATTTGTAGCTTACCTATCAATTCCAGCCCATGATCCCACTCTAAATCTTTAGAAATTGTTAATATTAAGTCTCCGGTAATCAAGAATTTCCTAGCGTGCCTTGCCATTACAATTTTAATTTTTTCAAACTGCTCTCCGGTAAGTGAATTTGCAATACCAAAATGACTTGGGCTAAATTCACCATTTTGAGATAGTACATAGAAATCACTATAGTTTGGCACTGTTCCAGTCTGTGTCATATCTGAATATGGAAACCAAACTAGATTTCCGTAATACAGCCAGTTATTTTTATCAACAATTAAACCCGGTGACCACCTGATTCCTGCAGTGAAATCAATCTGATAAGCAGTAGCTATCTGCGATAGTGAATAACCTGCTCCAAGTTCTGAGCCTAATGTCAGTAAAACATCAGCAGCAGATCCAGATTCAGGCACAAGCATGACTGGGTTGCCTAATTCATCCATTCCAAGAATTTTATTTTTCCTAGCATCAACTGGGGGTAAGGAAGGAATAACTTCTGGAGTTCTCAAGGTCTTTCCAAACCCTGTAGTGGAGAGCGAGTCTACATACTTTTTCGTAGCAGCATCCCTATCGCTCAAGGGTTCCTCCAAGTTGCTAATTCTGTTAAGACTTGCATCGTAATACTTTGCAATCCATGAAGGTTTTTTCAGTGCCAAGCCGAAAGATGAGAACACTCGCTGGATCAGCATCGTCAGATAATCAAACGCGTCTTCATGCGTTTCAGGGTAAAACGTGCCCTGATTGCGGAGGTCGGTTTCCTGCACAATAGGCAAATTGCGATCAATGCTGATACCCCACCCTGAAGCAAGCGGAGCGGTCAGAATGACCTTCCCTACACTCGCGCCTACACCTGTTACCGTGTAATCAGTACCCAGCACCAGCGCTGTAATTACCCCATCCAGATCGCTGACCTGAACCAGGAGATGGCTGTTTTTGAAGATTCTGAATCCGTAGTCAAACGATGTCGTCACTCCATTGCCGACGTACTGGTTATGGTTAATTTCTGATGCGACTGTCATAGCGATGGCTCCTGGTGAAGTATCACTTCATTCTACAGGAGATAAGTCATATATGAATTAATTTGGTAACTGAACGCGCTGTGATGGCTGATACAATAATTCTTTCGTGCAAAAACGGTAATCTTAAGGTATGTATATATGTACAGTGGTTTTAACGTTTGGGGGAAACAGGGGATGATAAAAAATCAGCGCGCAGGGAAAGCATACAACTACCCGGCTACTGATGCCTTTGCTGAGAAGGTGCATACCGTTGCAGGCGTGGAACAGCTTGCGGCAGATTCGAACATCGAGAAGCTTCTGATCGAGATGGAGAAGGACGGGCACGAAGTCAGCGCGGCAGTCATCGAGCTGAAAGCCCTGGTGAACTTCGTCACACACAGCAGAAAAATTAATAAAGAGTGCCTGACGCACGTGGCCTTCATTACTAACTTACTGAATAAATGAATCTTTGAGCATGAGTTGGTAACAGGAAGATTGCTATTTGTTACCAATTTGGTTATTTTACAAAGGCACTGATTTGCGTCATATTGTGTCTGCCCCAGCAAATTCTGGGGCCGGGATTGGTCTCCTGATTTACAAAGGCGCACGACACGCGCTATGCGTGTTTTTTTTCGTGCGGCGCAGTTACACCTCAATGGTGGGCTGGGCGGTGGCCCTTATGGGCACCGGGTTCCTTTGTAGCCGGTAGACCAACTCCGTTCAGCTCACCACCAGCCTGATTGGTCTCAGCGGTGGTGATTTCCAAACTACAGAGGAAATCAATTATGACAGCCACAAAGCCTAACCCAGACGCAGTATTCAACTTCGAGTCATCCAATAAAATCCGCATGTTCAGTATTGATGGGAATCCTTGGTTTGCGGCAACAGACGTTTGTCATGCACTCGGCTTATCTAATTCGCGCATGTCTCTTAAGGCTCTGGACAGTGACGAAAAGGGAGTAAGCTCGACTTACACCCCCGGTGGCAGGCAATCAGTCAACGTGATCAGCGAGTCCGGACTCTACACCCTGATCCTGCGCTGCCGCGATGCGGTCACTCCCGGCACCATCCCCTACCGCTTCCGTAAGTGGGTCACCAGCGAGGTGCTGCCGTCAATTCGTCAGACCGGCCAGTACGTTCAGAAGCAACACCCGGAGACGCTGGGCGACCAGGCGGGAACTGGTGGCAGCACAATGTCAGTGCGTGACGCCCGCCGCGGTAAAAGCCAGACCAGCAGTAAAGCCGCCGAGCGCATCGCGGAGGCGTGCGTTCCGCTAATCCTCAAGGAGATGAGCGAGCAATATCATTATGCTAATGCTGAGGTAGGCCCGACCGAGGTGATCCCCGCCCTGCTTTCGGACAAAGGACAGCTGCAGCTGCGCGCGCTAATGGGTGAACTGGCTGATAACGGGCATGACGTGAGTGGCGCGTACCGCGAACTGGAGGCGATACGTTACCATGTTAAGCAGTTAACCAGCCGCTGGAATGATGTGGCCAGCCATGCGCAGTACATCCTACAGCAGGCGAAAGGCTGACAGGGAATAGCCCGCGAAAGCGGGCTAACATTGTCACGGTGCTCGGCGGTCCTGGAACCATCCGACAATTGACATCATCCCACCAAGAGCAATTGCTAAAATTAAGCTGCCGAAGAATAAACCAGCAGCCTGCCACCACTCCCACCCCCAGACATCCATTGCGCCGAACATTCCAACTACTTGACCAAGTAGAGGAATATAGGCAGTTATCAGCGCTATAATAAATGCTAAAAATGCATTTACTCCCCACCATGATTCGAGTCCGGCCATTACAGCAGCTAACTGTATTACCCCTACGCCAAAATAAATCAAAAAACCAATTACCTGCATATTTAACTCCCTATTATTTCCCTATCGCCTTCTCCCAATCAGGTGCCCTGCGAGGCGTAGCATCGCCAGGGTTCCACCAGCTGGTAACGTCAAATTGAGTTTGCGCACGGTCCCGCACGCGGTCATTGTAACCGGGGTTCGCCATCTCCTGCAGCTGCTGAAGGATGAGGTGGTTAGTTACCGCTTTGGTATACCATAAGTTGGCAAAGGGTGTAATCATCCGGGCTGTTTTTATGGCATCTGCGCCGAATGTGGTTTCCTCACCCTGCATCGCTTTTTGCGGGTTAGTGATAAGCAGTTTCATCAGCGATTCTGCCAGGCCAAGGCTTGGGCCGCCCAGCGTCGCGGCGATGCTGCTGCCGTACTGGGTATGGTCCTGAAAGAGGAAGTCGCCGTAAATGCCGAAGCCTCCCCCTTTAAGTATGGCTGCTACCCAAGTCCCCGGCTTGGTCATGTCAATAGGATCGCTTCCTGATAAAATCGCATTCATCTGATTAGCAAAAAGGCCGGCCAATGCAGTGCCTGCAATATAGGATGCAAAAAATTTCATGGCAGGAACCCGGTCCAGATCCTGAAGGCGAGTAACTGCTTGCCGGAAACCTGCGAATGGCGTGGTTTTGAAAAGCATGAAGCTTTTGTAAAGTTCACCGCCGTCATTGCGGGCGTAGGTGTCGATCCCGGTAGCTGTGGTAATGGCCTGAGTCATTTCACCATGGGTGATGCCCAGCAGCTTCTGAGCGGCCTCAGCGCGGGCATTGCGCACCAGTCGTGCCACGGTCTGCTCAACCTCTGCGTCATACGCCTGGCGCAGGCTGGTGGCCCGGCTATCGCTCATTTCTCCAAGGTTCGCCAGCGCATCAGCAGCGCCAGCACGCACGCGCTCTATCTGTGGCGCCAGAATCTCCATCACCTTCGCATCCGGCACGGCATAAATCGCGTCAGGCGTCATACCGTAATGCCCGTTCTGCGTCAGAGGCTTCAGCTCGGCCGCATTCATCAGCGCCCAGTCCTCAGCGGTCCATCCCTTTTCCGACAGCAGGGTTTTATCGGACCCCTTCAGAGCATCGAGCGTGGTATAGCGCCGCGTCAGCTCACCAACGTTCTTATACATCAGCAGGCCAAAGGCAGCTTTGTTGGCGCGGTCCATCGCGATCAGCCCGGACCACTTCAGAGTTTTCTCTGCAAACCAGCCGGTGATGCCGCGTGTCAGGTCAAAACCACCCATCTTTGCGATCACTGCAGAGTGAGCATCTACCAGCAGCCCCAGTTCAGCGTTAGCGCGCCGGGCGTCACCGCTAAACAGATTACGCAGCGTGGTTGAGGAAAGGCGCATGCCGTTACGGTCAAAGCCCAGTGCCTGTGCTGAGGCGCGCATGATCGCCTGGTCCGAAGATGCTGTGATCACGCTTGAACCCAGCATTGCCGAGGTCATTAGGTTGCGCAGGCCACCGATAGCGGAGGAAAACACGCTGGTGCTGTTCACACCGTTAAGCCCGGCCATTGAATCGAACATACGCTGCACCAGCTCGCGCTCTTTGTTCATATCGGCTACCGATTTACCGGGGCCATCAATTTTCACTGCATTCTGGTGCAGGCGGTCAGTGATGATCCGGAAGTTTGTAGCGGCATCCGGGCCAAACGCCTTAACCACACCCAGGTCACGTGAGGCTGACTGCAGGTGCCCCATCATCACGCCAGCTACTGGCTGCTCTGTGTATTTTTCCATGTAAGCAAAATGGCTGTCAGCATCTTTGAAAGACAGTACACGGCTTTGCGCGCCACGGTTCTTAATCCCACCGGAACCAGCAAACGCGCCGGGGTCGAGCTTCTGCGCGCCGTCGGTGGCTTTGGTCTCGAAAATGTACTCGAGCGCCTCGCGGTACTGCACATCATTCATCGGGCTGCCGTCCGGATTAACAAACTGTGAACGGTCCTGGGTGTTGTAAATGTCATCCACCCATGCGCGCCGCGCCCAGTCACCTGGCGGCATGCGCCCGGCAATACGCGCCTGCATCCGCTCAGCTGGCGGCAGTGTGGCGAGCCATTCATTTCGCCCGGCAGCACGGATCAGGTCGGCATCGTCCACGTAAGGCAGATGCCAGTCGTCACGTAGTCCAATATCAAAACCGCTGTCGTTCATCTCCTGCCGCGCGCGGCTGGTTACATCCGACCAGATTTTCGCGATCTTCTTCGCAGCCGGGTTTCCGGTATTTTCGCCATAAATTTCCTTCAGCAGCTGGAGTTGAGAGGATTTAGCCACGCTCTGATCGAAGAGGTTTCGAAATCTTCCCTCGCCCATCGCCTGGGCCTGCTCGAAGAACTTTTGAACGTCCTGCCCTGCTGCAGTCATCTCAGCGCTGAGCTGGCGGGTCCAGTCCTGATATGCCCCGGTCGCCAGCTCCTCCGCTGACACGACGTCAATCTGTTTACCATCCAGAACGCGACGGCCGGCAAAGATAAATTGGCTCAGGCTTTTCGGTGTCTGATCCCGGGGTGGCACATCGCGGTTCAGCGTCTCGGTGACGTTGTTGATAGCGATCGCGTTTTGGGCCAGACGCTGTCGCTTCTTGAAAACGTCGTGCACCACCCTGCGCGCAGCCAGATCTGCAGCCTGCTTATACGTGTCGGCATCCGGCATTCCGCCACGACCATCACGGGCGTTCATGCGCGATACCTGTCGCACTGAGTCTTTAATGCGATCCTCAATATTTTGGAGTTCTGCCGCCAGCGGCTGGCGGCCCAGTGTCTGTGTGATTGCATCGATACAGGCTTGTTTCATTATAAGTTCCTCAGGAAGCAGGTAGCGGCCACGCTATAAACGTTCGATTCTTTCTGCACAGTAGCCAGCTGATTATCCAAGTCTGCCAGCGCCTGCGCCAGACTTACCGGCTCCCCTGTGTCCGGGTGCGCAATGGTGATATCAGGGTTAGCCTGTGACATGTCACGCGCTGCAATCAGGTCATAACTGTTTGAGGAGATGGATTCCCCCGTTTCCGGATCTGTGCTGACCTGCTCAGGCCGAGCTGTCTCGGCCTCCTGCTGACGAGAGAATGAACTGTCCTCTCGTACCAGAGGCAATTCCTGAGCTGGCGCATCATTCACGACCTCGGGAATGCCGCTGCTGCGGTACGCTTCTGCATATGCCGCCTGCTCCGCCCGCCCCATCTCGACAGCGTCAGGCCGGGCAATGCCGTCCAGACCCCTGATCTGCGTTGATACGTTTACTGGTTCTCCTGCCATCATCTGGCGTGATGCTTCATCCATGGCGGCCACATGGCTGTTAATGCTGGCCTCTCCTGAGTGCACCACCGGGGAAGATTCCAGGTCGTAATGCAAACCTTCGTTCATCACGTGGGCGGCGTCGATATCGCTCGGGCGCACTGCTGGCGCTCCAGCTGCTGGCGCATCTGTAGTTGCCTGCCCGCCAGACTCTGCCTCTGCCAAAATCTGACTTTCACTGGTGTTGATCGGCTGCTTCTCAGTTGGCGCATTTTCACCATTAAAGCCTTGTCCTGACTGCTCCAAGGGCTGGTTAGTGGTGTTGACCGGTTCATTTTGTCCCGGTATATTTTGCGCGCCTTCCGCACGCGCTGATGCCAGATGATGAACGCCACCAAAAGCCGCTCCCAGCACGCTGTCGACGATGATCGCCTGCTTATCCCACACCCGGTACTGCTTCGCGATATCGCTATAACCGTTTGCTTCCAGCGTCTCGCTCATTGCAAAGCGGTTAGCCATGCCAAAGCCGGTATTGATCCCGACTCCAGAAAGCAGGCGTGTCGCCAGCGTTTTTCCTAACCCGGCCGGTAGTGCCATGCCGAGCGCATTCGCCGCGCCCTGTTCCAGTGCCAGCGTACTGGCCGTGTCTTCATTAACACCTTTCGCCAGGAAGTCCTGTCGGGTTGGTTCGTAGGTGCTGCCGAACGCAACCG